TGCGCGAACTGGGCATCGCCGCCGAAGAGTACGTGCACAGCGGCCAGACGCTGCGCGTGCGCGAAATGACGACGCAGGAAGCCCACGAAGACGGCCTGCGCGCCGCGACTGCGGGCTGATGCTGCAGCGGCCGGCACCGAGGGTATTGGTGCCGGCTAACGCAGAAGTAACCGGCCTTGGCCGCAACAGGAGTAACGATGACTGACCAAGCAACGCCGGCCAAGGTCCGGTTGACTGACGGGTTAGGCCCTGCCGTGCCGGAGCGCGCAGCACTGGCCCCGTGCCCGTTCTGTGGAGAGCGCCCGCGCCTGACGCTGCGGCCCGACGACGCGGAAGCCACGACGTACTTTGCAGCCGTGGCCTGCTACTGCGGCGGCTATTCGGCCTGCGCGCACAAGATGGCGACTGCGCCCACGGCAGACGAAGCCGAGGCGAAGGTTCGCACGGCCTGGAATTGCAGGGCCTAACGCCAGTTACACCGCACCCCGCGGTGTAACGCCGGAGAACAACGATGCTGACCCCAGCTGAACTGGCCGCACATCTCCGCACCAGCGAGCGCACCGTCGCCCGGATGGTGGTCGACGGCTGTCCGTCTATCATGGTCGGAGCCCGGCGCCGATTCGACCTGCCGGCCGTGGTGCGGCAACTGTCTGGGTAGCTGTCATAGGCGCAGCCGCAGGCAAATAGGGTGCTTGGCGCCCGCTGGCAGACCGCGATTTACACCATTTACACCAGCCAGCGCAGCAAGTACACTGGCCGCCTTCAGTTGCTTCACGCGCCTCCACCAGTCGTTCTGGTTGGCGCCCGCCAAGAAGCCCGGTTCACCTCGAATGGACCGGGCTTCGTCTTTTGTGCACGGCGCCAAACGAACCCAAGTTTCAGCAAGGCGCCAGCGGGATGACGATGCCGTGGTGCGTTTGGGCGTACTGCTGCGCGCGCTCGTAGTCGGGGAAGTAGGCGGCGAACTGCTGCCGGTCGCCGTACAGCACCTTCCAGTCGGTCGCCTGCTGCTGCGGCGCGGCCAGGTCGACGGGGCGCGCGTCCATCACACCTGATCCGGCTTGCGCACCTCGGACGACGGGATCAGCCCCATCTCGCCGTCGTGGAACGCGACCTGCACGGCCGGGCCGCGCAAGATCCAGCAGCCGGCAATCGTCGGCTTGCCTGGTGTGACGTACTCGGCCAGCAGGGCGCCGGACACGCAGACGCCGGCCGTGTCATGCAGGCGCAGGGTCACGCCTTGCGGGAGCGTGACCACGCCGATGATTGCGGCATGGGCGTCGATGGCGGCCAGCAGGAGCAGGGCCGCTGGCTTCATGGCTTGCCAATCATGTCCGTCTTGCGCTGCGAGCTGGCAGACGTGCCGTAGAAGTAGGCCTGGATGCCGCCCGTCAGCAGCCCGCCGAAGATCGCCCCCAGCACCATGGCCTTGATGTCGTTGCTGAACCCATCGCGGAACAGCACGGCATAGAGCGCGATGTACACGAGCGGCACGAGCATCACGGTCACCCACAGCACGGGCGACTGCCACGGCTTGCCGCCAGACTGCGCCGCGTCAGCCTTGCGCGCCCCGTCGATGCCGCCGCCGCCCGCCTCGCTGATCTGATACCAAACGCTCTCGACGGCCTTGTTCGCCGCCTCGCGCGCCACCGGGTCGGCCGCGATCTTCTCGACCGCCTCCTGCGCATTGGCCGCGCCGACAGCGCCGACGACGGCATCGACGACAACGCCGGCCGCCGCCACATTGCGCTGAGCGACCTCGCTGCCGCCGAACATGCCGCCCAGCTTCGGGATCAGCCGGGCCAATTCGACGACAGCAGGAATGATGAACGGTGCCATAGGTGCTTTCGGTTGTGGCGCGGGTGCCGGGTTGTTCAGTTCCCACTCGGTTGCTACGTGTTCACTTTCGGCTGGCTTTTCGACAGGTTCTGCGGAAATGTTCAGAGCGCCGCCATATGCCGCGTAGGTGGCCAGCGCCTGCTCGAGCGTGCGGGTCGGCTGACCGTATGGACTGCCGGGCAGGCTGGCCCACTCTTTGCCGCACTTGTCGATGGCCGTCTCGATCCTGCCGGCCAGCACGTCCTCAAGCGCGCCGCGCCGCTTGATGAGAAACACTGCGGCCAGATCCTGCGACGCAGGGCCGAAGTCGGGTAGATCCAGCGCCTTCGCGCACTCGTCCCATGTCTTGCTCAGGAACTGATACGCACCAGCCGCCGTACTGGTCAGCCCCGCCGCGCTGTTCTTCTGCCGCGGGTGATCTGTCAGGCTGTTGGCCAGCTTGCCGCCAAACATCGTCCAGTACGCCGACGGGTCTTGCGACGACTCGCCGGCCCTGATGACGCGCAGGAATGCAGCAAGGTTTGCGTTGTCCAGCAGGTTGGGATCGATCCTCACGGCTTACCCCCAAACACGGCATGCCAGACGCTTGCAATCGCAGCCCACCCGCCGATCCAGTAGACCAGCAAGCCAGCCAAACCGAACATGACCAGCTTCTGAAGCACGCTGCCGATGGCCCCCATGACGATGTTGCCGGCCTCGCGCTTCGCTGCTTCGCGCACGCCCTTGGCGGCGGCTGTCCATGTGGCCGGGTCGTGCAAGGTGGCCACGAATCCGTCCCGCATGGCCTTGGCGATGTCGTCAGGCGTCAGCGCCGCCTTGCCGATGTCCTCGATGCGGCTGAGCACAAGGCCAAGGTGCCCCTCGATTGCCTCCATGTCGTCGGTGTGCATCTTGCGCGGCACGTCGGACACCAGGTGTACTTTTGCCGGCACTGAGTCGGCCGGGCAATCGTGGCTCGTGTCGACTGGACAATTATCCGGCCGCGGCGCCATTTACCGCGGTCCTTGCCACGGGATGTCAGGCGCCGCAGGCGGTTTCAGCTTGCCATCAGCGCCGCACGTCAACTTGACGCCGCTGACCGTTGTTGACGCGCCTACCGGCAGCGCATGGCCCGCGTACTGCAGCGGCATGTAGCGGTACTCGACCCAGGCCGTAACAGTCTGCGGCTTGCACTGCACAGCGCGCGTGACAGGCGGCGCCGATGCGACTGCTGGCGGCGGCTTTGGCGCCTCAACAAGCACGCCGGCCACGCACTGCACGCGCTTTGTCGCGCCGTCTTCGGCAGCGGCCATAACGTAGCCGCCAAGCGGCACTCGCTTGTCGATCGGCCGCGCATCGTAGGTGTATGTTCGCGTGACTTGTTTGCCGCCTTCGTAGGTCGTCCGCATCATGCGGATCGCGGTGTCGCACTCGGTGGCCGGCGCGCAGGTCATCACGGGCCGGCTCAGCGTCCCATCGTTGCAGGACAGCACCAGCAGCCCGCGCATTGATCCCTGCCGCGCCTGCACCGACCACTGTCCGCCGTGCTCAAGGCCCTGAGCCATCTGCGTGCCGGCGCTGCACTGGTGTGCGCCCACGGCCCATGTGCCTGCATCGGCTGGCACGCGGCACCCGACCGGCTGGCGCGGCACGTCCTCGGGGCGGCAGAACATCCACACGCCATCTGGCCCAACGCGCATGTACTGCGCGCCGGCCGCGTCGAGCGTCAGCGGCTCGCGCGATCCGGCCTTCATGCCGGTGGCCGGGGCACCGCACTTGGTGTCCATGTCGATGCGCTGCGCGCTGGCCGCAAAGCCCAGCGTCAGCAGTAGCAAGGCGGCGAAGATTGCTCGAATCATGGCGGCTCCTTTGTTATGCAACTTCAGTCAGACGCATCGGCAGCCGCCGATGACTGGAGTACGGATACTCGATGCCCGACAACTCGGAAAACGTCCCGACAAATCCGTATCGCTGCTGCTCTGCGCGATCGGCCAGGCTCCTTACCTGAAGCACCCATTCCGTGATCGACGCGCAGCGCATGGTCTCGTGCCACTCGTCAGCCTCGGCCAGCGGGCTGGCCTCAAGCACCATTGACACGCCGCGCAGGGTGCGCTGAGCGTTTGCCCACAGCGCGCCGGCCGGACTGCGCTCTACAGCGCCAACCGCGGTCAGCTCGTCCTGCAGCCCGTATGCGGCGTTATACGTTGGCACCTGCAGCGCGCACACAAAGACCGCGCCGATCTCAACATACCCATCGGCGTTGCCGGTGTCGGCAATGGCCAGCGTGTCATACCGCGCAGACGTTGCTGCACTCATGAGAATGATGACGTTGTGAGCCCGGCCGTCGCGGACCTTTGGCGTGATGGCCCATGCGTCGAGCGCCGTGCTGTCGGCTACATCGGACGCGCCTGATGTCGTGCCCCGCTTCCATTGCACCGTCGCGCTGGCGCCGAGGTTGTGCGCCACCAGGGCTACGGCGCGCGCAGTGACGGCGGCTCCGTGGTCGATGGTGAGCACGGTGCTTCCGGTGGTGGCGTCCGTGCTGCGCGCGACGCGGGACAGGTCGGTGGTTCTGATGTTGGTGACGGGCAGGCTCGCATTCCATGACCCGCCCGTCACGGTGGTGCTGGCGGTCACCAAATTGGGGTATCCAATGCCGATCACGTCAGGCCCCCGGCGCAGTGCGCGTGTAGACCGTGATTTCCAGCGTCTGCCCGGTCGTCAGCGTGGTGCTGTTGAGCCACAGGTCGCCGCTGGTGTCGCCAAAGTAGATCGTCGCGCCGTTGCTCACGCCCGCGGTGCTGGGCGCGCTGAGCGTAACGCCCGTGGTTGATGCGGTCGACAGCACCGTAGCCCCGCTGGGGATGCCCGTGCCCGACACGCTCATGCCGGCCGATACTCCGGCGTTGCTGGTGACGGTCAGCACGTTGCTGTTTGCGGCCGTGCTTGCGCTCGCGGTCGTTGAGAAGGCTCGCGTTACCGACCCCTGCTCGTGAGCCGTGCCGCCGCTTGTCGTCATGCGGTAGTAACCGGGCGTGCCGTCAGCGATAACCGTGCCCGTAAAAACCCCGCTCAGTGACGCTGAGCCAGAGCTCGGTGCACCGAGCCAGTCTGACGCGCCAGTGCCCTCCCACAACAAGGTGCCGCTCGCGGTCGTGCCCACCGTGGCCGGCTGGCTGCCGGTGTAGATGCGCGTCAGCGGCGTCGTGCCCAGCGTAGATTCAATCGATGCAATCCAGGTATTGCGCAGGGTGTCGGAATACTGCTTTGCCATGTGTCATCCAGTCGGTAGTTCGGCCGTGGGCGGCGTAAATGTCGTGGTGTAGCGCGCTACACCTTTGGTGACTCTCACGTCGTCGATGTAGACCTCAGTGGTATCAGCTGAGCCGCTGCCAGTGAACCCGCCGACGTAAATCGTGCCGGTGGCCGACGCGCCGATCGACCTGGCAAACGACCCGGCACTGGCGCCGTTAATCCATAGGGTCTCAGTGGTGCCGTCGTTCGTTATTGCGATGTGATGCCAGGCGTTCTTACTGACGGTCGTTGGCGACGGCCCTCCAGCTCCGCTGGTTGCAATGTCGATTTGCGGCGTTAGGCCGTACACCGAGACCGCGTCCGCTACCGAATTGTTGTCGAGCCAGTACATCAACACCGGAGCGCTTGTGAAGTTCTCGCTGTTGACCACGTATACCCAGCACTCCATTGTCCACGGCTCATTGTTTGCGCGGGCAAAGTCGGCATGCGGCCCGAAGACAAGGCCGCCAGGATCGCGGCGCGTCACCTTGATCGACGCGCTGCCGTACTTGCTGCGCGTGGTGGACAGCGCAAGCGTGCTGTTGCCGGTGCCAGTGCGGGCAAACGTTGACGAGTCGGCAATCGATGTCGAGCCGTCAGTGCCATTGCAGCTGAGCAGCAGCACCACGTCAGCCCAGTACGGGTCGCCGGTCACGGCGCCGACCATCAGGCCGGCGAATTCGCCGATCGATGAAAGGTCGGACGACCCCGACGTGGATGCCGCCACCGACACCGCGCCCGACATCGTGCCCGTGAATAAGCCCATGCTGTTGCGGGCTGAAACGGGGTCGACAAAAGCGCCTGAATCTGGCGTGCTGGCGATGACGCCGCTGTAGACGCCAGGTGTGCCGCCCCACAGCACAAACCGCATCTTGGGTACGGGCGCGGCGCAATCGATGGTGATGGACGCTATGCGAAAGTCTTGCCCGGCCGACAACCCAAACCTGCGATGCGTGAGCGTCACCACGTCGTGCAAATCGAGCGCGAGCAGCTCGTCGCTCATCGGAGCTGAAAAGCTGTAGAAGTGCCGAGCCCCGCCGTACAGGTGGAAGTACCGCTCAAGCCACAGCCGCGTCCCTGTGGCGTTTTGCAGCAGCCTGCAGCGGATGTTGACGTTTTGGTGATCTGCGCCCGGGTCGCGCAGTTTGGTGGCCGCAGCCACGCCTGAGATTGACGACCACACCTTGCGCGTAAGGTAGTCGCGCATGGTGGCGCTCGCGGCGCCGGCCAGCTGAGACGGCCATGCGTCGCCGGCCGTCAGCGCCACGCTCCACACAGGCACCTCCATGCCGGCCACCGGCTCGCGCCTCAGTTCGCCAATATTGGCCTCAGTGAAGCTGTAGGCGCTGGTGGGCGCTGGCGTGGTTTCAACAGGGTCTAACAGCCAACCGGATCGGAAAACACCAAGCCGGTCAAATCCAAACCATCCTTGCACAGCGAGCGCTTGGTCGCTCAGCAGATCGAGGTAGCTTCGGTCGTCGTCGACCAGCGCAGACACAACATTGAGCTGCGCCTGCCCGAGCGTCACGTTTCCGGCCGGCACGCCAGCTCGCAGCGCCATGTGTGCGGCGTTCCAGCTGCCCAGCACCAAGCCAAGACGCTGATGGTCGGCGTCGGTCGGGTAGCCCTGCGGGAACACACGCAGATCACCCTCTGGCGGGCTGCCAAGGCGGAAGTACACAGGACCGTCATAGCCGGGTGAAGATTGACTTGCGGGCCCGTACCAGTATTTGACCTGCCCCGCTGCCGGCGCCTCAGCGAGCATGGCTGTTGACGTTGCGTATGCGGTGGTGGCGCGGGTGATTTCAACGCCGTTGTCGTACACATCGAAGGGCGATGTTTCGACTGTCGTGCCGTTGGGGATGTAGTTCGATTCGAGGCCGCCCGTGCCGGTGCTCTGCACGAAGTAGACCTGCTTGTTGGCGTCGACCAGGATGGGCTCAATGAACCCAGGATCGCCGGCCACAAACTGTTTGCGCTTTGCGACGGCGCCGCCGCCTTCAATGCCCCCGGTGCCAGCGAAGCCATCGGTTACTACCGGCTGCTCCAGCAGCTGCAGAGCGTCGCGCTGGCGGATCGTAATGACATCAGCGTCGGCCCAGAACGAGTGACAAAACGCGCGGTAGACGACGGTATAGCCGGCAGGGAACGCGGCACCCACCTCGCCCCAATACAGCGTCATGGGGGCGCCTGCGAGGCCGTATCCGATCCAGTCATCCAGCAGCCCAGGCCCGTCAGCATCCGGCGCCGGGTTGGCCAGCACGACATTACCGTAGCTCGGCCTGATGGCGCCCGTGACCCGCTGTCCAGCGAACAACTCGCGTCGCAGCGTGCCGGGGTTTTTGAGCAGGCCCATAACCGGCTTGTTTGACGGCGTGTCGGTCGGCTTGGTGGCCCACGAGTCAGGGCTGAACAGGTATTGCAGCGTGCTGCCGTCGTCGTTGACGGTCGGCGTGATGCTGAGGACGAAGCGCTTCACGGTGTCGCGCCCGCCAGACTGGCTTCAGTGGCTGTCTCTGCAGCCGTTCCGTTGAGTTTGATGAGTTCTGCAGTCAGGGCCTTGGCGATGGCCGCCTGCTGGACAAGCTGCGCCTTTTGGTCGGCAACGAGCGTCTTCAGCTCGTCGACCTGCGCCTGCGCCAGCTTGATCTGCGCATCGATCTTGCCCTGGTTCGCGGCCTCGCGGCTTGCGAGCGCGGTATCAATCTGCATCAGTGCGGCGACCTCCTGATCGCTCGCCCAGATCACATCCTCGGACAGCGCCTCCTGTGAGGCGGAGATCTTCTCCAGCGCCGTGAGCTGATCCTGCGCGGCCTTCAGCCCGGGATCTACGGCTCCGAGTGCATCCAGCTCGCCAAGTACGCTGTTGAAGACGCCAGCAAAGCCTTCGCTTGATGCGAAGAATGAGCGCGCCTCTTGCAAGTAGGCCTGGGCGTTGCCGGTGAGAGCGCCCATTGCGGTCTCGTCACCTCCGCGGGCTTTGGCGACGGTGGTTTCGTACAGGCTGCGCGCGGCAGACAACTGATCCTCGAAGCCCAGCGGCGACAAGTCGCTGAATCGCATGCTGCCGGTGAACTGCCCGATTTGCTCGCTCATGCGCTGCAGCCGCTCGGCGCCGCTGATCTGCTCTCGCAGGGCCTCGATCTGCGCATCCGACGACACTCGTCGAAGGTCGGCCTCCTCCTTGATGCGGCTGACGATGACGCCTTGCAGTTGCTGGGCAACGGCAACCGGATCTTTGGCGCTGCCGAGCTGCCCGAACAGCTGGGCCTCGCGCTGGCGCAGCGAGGCCACGCGATCCGCTGGCTTCATGCCGCGTAGGCGCGCGCTGAAGATGTCTTCGCCGAGCCCGGCGCGGAAGCCCTGCAGCGCCTTCTGGTCCGCGATCATGTCGGTCAGCGCGTCTTGCAGCGATTTCGCGGTGTTGCCGAGGATGCTGTCGAGGCTCTTCTGCAGCGAGTCCAACTCCGCAACGTTCCGCGAATACACCGCGCTCAGCGGCTCCGGGTCGAACATCGAAAGATCGCCGAACACGCGCGCAATGTCGTCGAGCTGTTTCTGCAGCGGCGCGGCGCGCATCTCGTCGTTGAGCAGCTGCCAGGCGCCGTAGGCCTCGAGCACGGCTTCTTTGCCGTCAATGCCAACTGCGTTCCACAGCTCCAAAATCTGGTCGCGGGTTGCCCCCAAGATGCCGGGGACGGTGGCGTCGATGCCGCCGGCGGCCAACGTCTGCTGAATGCGCTCAGCCCGGTACTTGAACAGCGCATCACCGGACATAAAGTCGGGCGCAATGCTGTCGACGCCGCTCAGCAACTTGAGCTGCCGAGACCACAGCTCAGCAGCGTCAGTCGCTTCGTAGATCAGCGATTTGACTGACGCCAAGGCTGGGTCTAGCTTGCGCAGTGCCTCAAGTTCGGCTTGGCGCTCGATGTTGACCGCGGCCTGCTCCTGGCCCGTGGCGCGCAGCAGTTCAAGGTTCAGGCCTTTGGCTGTGTCGTCAGCCGTGGTGCGCAGGTCGGCCAGCGCGCTTGCTGCGGCGACGACGGCGAGCTTGCTTTCTTGCGAGGACGTGGAGAGCGACAGGAACGACTCGGCGAATGCGTAGATGTCGTCTTTGCTGGCGCCCATCAGCTGAGCCACAGACACCGACACGCCGGCGCCTGCCAGGTCGCCCTGGATGGAGCCGTAGGGGTCGTCGCGCCCGAACTTGGGCAGGGCCTGCTTGACGGCGTCGTCGAGTTCTTTTGTCAGCGACTTGGCTGCGTCTTGGATCTGCCCGAATGCGCCTGCCACGCCGAGCAAGGCGCGCAGCTGCTCGGCGCCCGCCTCAGTGGCCACGCGGCCGCTGTTGACCAGGTCGTCCACCAGGGCGCGGAAGCCCGCGCGCGTCGTGGGCACGGCCAGGCCCAGGTCGGACAGGACCTCACCCACCTGCGACATGGCCAGCTGCACGCGCTCGGCATCGGTGTAGATGGCGCCGACGTAGCTTGACGCGGCCTGCTGCAGGCCGTCGAGCCCGCCAAAGGCGTCTTGCAGGCGGATGGCCGCGGCGCCGCCGTCAATGCTGGCTTGCAAGGCGGTGAGGCCCAGGGTCTGCAGCACGTCATTGACGCCGACCAGGGCCCCGCCGACGCGGTCAAGGGTCTCCGCGGTGGTCTCGGCGCGGCCGTCAACCAGCGCCGCCAGCGGCTTAATGGCGTCGGCAAAGCCGGCCATCAGTGCGTCGCCGTACAGGCCGAGCGCCTTGCCAATTTCCTCTTGGTTGGCCCTGGCGTCGTCGGTGATCTTGACCTTGATGTCGGTGGCAACGGCGGCCAGCGCGTCCACCGGCAGGCCCAGCGCGGCGCCGTACTCCTTGGACTTGTCGAAGATGGCCTTGGAGGCGGTGTCGAAAAACCGCTCGATCTCGGCCGGCAGCGCCGCAGACTGGGTGCTGCGCTTGTCGCTGCGGAACAGCCCGCCCTTTTCCAGGATGTCGGCGTAGGCAGTGCCGGCAAAGTCGCCCGCCCTGATGGTGCCCATGGCGCCCGAGGCTTCGATGCGCGGCGCGGCCCGGCCGAACAGTGCCGCAGTGGCTGTGCTGCCAGACAGCAGATCGGCCAGGCGGTCGCTGAAACCCATTTTCGACAGCGCGTTGGCCCATTCGCTTTCCAGACCGCCGCTGCCGATCATGTAGCGCGCAGGGGCACCGTACTGGTCGGCCAGCTCGTTGGCGCGGTCCTTGGACTGGTCGCGCCGGAATCCGGCGCTGTAGTCGCTGCTGGCCTTCATGGCACCCAGGATGGCGGCAGCGATCCAGCCGGCCGACGATACCCAGGACGCCGAACTTGCGCCTGCCCCGGTCGCGCCTGCCGCGCCATTGGTTACGGGGCCGACCGTGCCGGCTCCGAGCATGGCTGACGACCCTTGGTAGCCGGCTACGAACTGCGCCGACGTGCTGCCAGCCGCTGCTGCGGTGCCGCCCGTGTACCAGCCATAGGCCTTGGCGCCAGCGCTGTAGACGCTGGCAAGGGTGTTGATCGTTTGCATGCCGCCGACACCAGCGGCCGACCCTGTGCTTTGCCCTGCGGCGGCGGCAATCCCGTTGAGCGCCAGCCCTGCGAGGCCCTGCGCAACTGCCGTCGCAAGCTGGGCCTTGAGCTCGTTGCCAATGACCTTGGCAAACGCGGTGCCAAAGTCCTCTCCGCTTTCAAACGCGCGGCGGAAGGCATCGGTCAGGCCCTCGCGGATGCTGTCAGCAGTGCGCCGCCATTCTTCTTGCGCGTCTTTGGCGGCCTTTGCATTTGCCTTTTCAAGTTCGTTGCCATTGATGGCGGCAGCGATGTCTCTGTGCAGTCCAAGCTGTTCTTTCAGGGCTTCGACCTGATCCCACAGCAGGGCCACACGCTGGGCGGGCGCTCCGTCCATGGCGGCGGCATTTGCCTCAGCAATCGCGGTGCGGATTTCTTCGGCAACGCGCGACCCTTGGTTTTCTTCTTTGGCCACCTTGCCGCCCAATTCCTCGGCCAGCCTGTCGCGCAGGGCGTCAGTTTCCTTGCGCAGAGACTCGACGCGCTTTGCTGCCGCGTCGTTCTCTTTCTCTGACGCCTCAAGCGCCTTCAGCCGCGACTTGGTGACATCCTCGATCGCCTTGTCGAGTTCTTCAAGCGCATTCTCTTCGGCCTTGGTCCGCTCCACCAGATACGGCTGCGCGTCCATGATGCGCGTCATGGCCTGATGCATCTGATCGGCGGTAATCGATCCCAGCTTGTAGGCCGCGGCGATCTTCTCGATCTGGTCGCCCAGCTTCGGATCAAAGCCGTTCGCCTTGGCGAGTTCGCCGAAGACAAGATCCTTGCCGGCCTCGGCGAGCTTCTTCAGCGCATCGGCGGCTTTATCTGCGGCCTTGTACTGCTCGTCGAGGGCCTTGATGCCCTTCTTCGTCTCCGCAGCAAGCGCAGCCTGACTTGCTGCCGCCTGACCCTGCGTTGCAATCGAGCGCTTCAGCACGCGCTCTGTTTCTTGCGCCGCCTCAAGCTGCTGCCGGATGACATCGTCGCTGGCCAGCATGTCCGTCGCGTTGGACGCGCCAAGTCGCCCGCCGCTCAGCCGGCCCTGCAGTTGCGCGATGCGCTGCTGCACCTTGGCGATGGCCTGATCTGCGGTGTCTTGCCGGCCGACGCCGAGCATGGCATCCCACGCTGACTTTGCCGTGTCGGTGATTCCGCGCCACGCCTTTTCCAGCGACCCAAGACTGCCTTCGAGCGTCTTTGCGCGAGCGTTGACAGCATCGGCGTATGCCGTCTGCGCCAGCGATGCGGCCTGCGCCGTCTTGCCCTGCTCATCGAGCGCCTTGATCTGCTTGTACAGGCTCAAGGTCAGGAAATTGGTGTCCTCGTTGAGCTTGACGACGGCCTTGCTCGGATCTTTTGCCAGATCGGCAAAGGCCTTGACGGTCTCTTTGACCGCGGGGCCGCCTTCGCGCTCAAGCCGGATTGCGGCCTCGGCCAGCTTGCCCAAATCAGCGGCGGCCACACGGCCAGTCGCAGCGAGCGCGGCAATGGTTTCTGCGGCTTTGGCCTGCGTGCCGACATTGTTCGACACGGCTATCGCCATTGCATTCAGCTGGCCTATCGTCGCGCCTGCTGCGTTGCCTGTGAGCACCAGCGCCGCACGGTACGCATCTACCTCTTCAGAGCCTTGCTTGTACGCCAGCCCGAGCGATCCAACGGCAACAGCAGCGCCGCCGATGGCAAGTGCCATTGGCGTGATGGCTGACGCAACGGCGCGCAGCGCATTGCCCACGCCGCCGAACGAATCCTTGATCTGGCCGCCCTGCTGGATGAAGACCAGAAGCGGGTTCTGGCCACCGGCAAGGCTTGTGAAGATGTCCGTGAACTGCATCGGCAGTTGCGCGAGCCCGGTCTTCAGTTGGTTTGCGCTCACGCGCGCATCGCGCATGCCGCCGCTGTAGACGCCGAGCGCCTGCTCTTGCGCCCGCAGCGCCGCGATGTGGGGTGCGGCCTGCGCGCTCAGGCCGCGTTGCGCGGCCTCAAGTTCCAGCAGGTCAGCCTGCGTCTTGCCGATGGCGTCAGATCGCTTCTTGAGGCTGTCGACGAATGATCGATCGGCGGCAAAGGCCCGCTCGGCGGCAACCATGCTGTTGCCGGCCCGAGCGTAGCTGGCCATGTACTGCTCGGCCATGCCCAGCTTTGCAGCTTCAGCGACGCGAGCCTCGAAGACCTTTGTCTGCCCGAGTGCCTTTGCCTCGCCGTCGAGTCGTTCCAGCGCTGCGGTAATGTTGTCGATGTTTTTGCCGACCTGACCGAGCGCCGACGACTTGGCCAGCATGTCGCCGAAGACGTTGATGTCCTTCATCTGCTGCATCTGGGCAGCAAGGCTCGCGTACCCCTTCTCGGCGGCATTGAGTCGCGCAATGGCCGCGGCTGCGTTTGCGGTCTCGCCACGCCCAGCGGCCTCTGCGCGACGCATCTCCGCAGCCGACAGCACCAGAGCCGCCGTCTTGCGCTCGGTAGCCAGCGCCTCGCGCTCAATGGCGCTGACGTACCGCTTCGACGAAGCCTCGAGTGCAGCCGTGTCAGACGCGGCTTTCCCGGCCCGGTTGAAAGCCTCTACCGTGGACCGCTCAAACCGCGCGACAACGGCCGCCGTGTCCGCAATCTCCGCACGCAGCTGCCCGCCTTCGGCGCGTAGCTCGAATACTGCGGCGGCTTGTACTTCTTCGGTCATGCGGTCAGTCCTTGGGCTTGTGCATTTCGCTCAGTGCGCCGGATTCGATGACGCGAAGGTCATCGAACACGCGATCACGTTTCTTCTTTGGCACGTTCAGGCGCTTCCAAACTTCCGGCAATGCGCTGTAGTCGAGGCCGGTCGGGCCGTTGAAGCCAGACCTCCACTGCGTCCGCATGGCAAGAAAGACCATTGCGGCTCGCCGGTTCTGCGGCCACACCGCAACAGGCGGCTCGTCGAAGTCATCGGCGCCAAAGCCCCACTTCTCGGCCGCTGCCAGTTCTTCAGGGCTCGGCCCACGGCGGTGCAGCGCTTCGCCGATGGCCCTCAGTTTCCCAGTCGGCCTTGCGTCATGCCTTCGCGGTAGTCGCGCACCAGGGTCAACGGTGCACCCGGGTACTTGCGGACGAACTTCGCCAAGTTGTCGCGGCCGAACTCCGCTGCCAGTTGCCACCCGCTGATGAAGTCCATCAGGGTCTCGACATCAGACGCGATGCCTTCCAGCGTTGCCGCCTTCAGGTCGGGGCGCTCTTGAGACGGGGGCGAGTCCTCGGCAAGCTCAATGGCCGCCTTGACCTTCTCGCGCGATTGCTCGACTTGCGCGTCCCACTTCTGCAGCAACTCGGCCATTTCGATTCGGTCGCGGAAAAGGAAGTCGAACTCGACGGTCAGCGGCTTGCCGTCGCCGGTCGGGATCTTGATGGCGCGCGTGAAGGTGATGGGGCCTTGCGGGTCGAGGTCGAGAACGATTTTCTTGCTGGCCATGGTGGCGTTCCTTCAAAGAAAAGGGGCCGCGCAATGCGGCCCCAGTGGGTAGAAAAAGACCCCGTCGAAACGGGGCGGCCCCTGCGAAGGAAGGCAACCAATCACGGCAGCGCCGAATGGGGTTGAAGTGCTCGCATGAAGGGCTTCCTTCGCAGGGAAGCTGGCGTGCGCCAGCGAGCGCGGCCGGTCTTTTGCCGGCCTGCGCTTTGGATCAGGCGTAGCTGATCGTGCGACCCAGCGCCGCAAAGACGCCCTGCACGCGGTCGACCTGGCCAGACGACTGCAGAGGGGCCTCGCCCATCATGAAGTAGCCGTAGCCGTAGGTCGCGGCGCCGCTGCCCTTGAGGGACTTGTAGGCGACCGGCGTGGTGTTGCGGCTGATGTCAAGCAGCGTCGCCCAGTTGGTCTCGCTCGGGTCAAAGCCGATGTCGAAGGTGATCGACATGGCCTCAAAGCCGTCAGGCAGCTTCAAACCCTGCAGCGACTTCAGCAGCCGCACGTCCACGAAGCGAGCCGTGCCGCCCTGCGGGCTGATTGACAGCACGTTTGGCAGCTCGAGCCACGAACTGATCTTCGACGCCGTGCCGGCGCCGCCGCCAGACGCGAAGTTGTTCGTGTTCGTGGTGTTGAGGCCGTTCACCAAGAAGGTGTCTGCGCTCTGCTGGTCGACCTGATAGACCGAGTTCTTGGCCAAGTCCCAAGCGACTTGCAGCAGGATCTCGTCGTCATCGGCGTAGCCGTGCGCAACGGAGGTTGCAAGGCCCGGGTTTGCGGCGGAAATGCCGGAGATGGTCTTGGTTGCCGCGAAGGTCTGGGAGATGTAGTAGCTGGTCCCGACCGGAGTGCTCAAAGCCATGATGTGCCCTTTCAGAAACAAGAAAGCCGCTTCTCGCGGCAGTGGTTGCGCCCTTGCCGGGCAATCCCGGTCGACCCTTCCGGGGCGGCCAGAAACGACGAAGCCCGCGCTAGGCGGGCTTCAGTTGTTGGGTTCGATGCGGGTCAGGTGTTCCACCAGACCTCGAAGTCCTGCATGGCGCCTCGCGCCTCGGTGATTTCGTTGATCGTTGCGACCAGGGCGCCGATCGGCCTGCCGCTGAACGGCGCCGGCCGCAGCGCGGCTTCGATGGCGCGCATCTTGGTGTTCGCCGTGTTGCGGGTCGTCGCCCAGACGTTGATCTGCACGCGGGCGCAGTGCAGGCCCGGCACGCCGCCGCCGATCGGGTTCACGACGGGGCCGCCGACTTGGCTGTAGGTGGCATACGGCATGCGCGTGCCGGCCGGCGCGATGTCCGGCCACAGGCCGCCCGTCA